TCGTGGGCAACATCCAACATTCTTAATTATAGATGAGAGCCCATTGATAGATGATAAATTATTCATTGACAATGTAGAGCCATGTATTATAGCTAACAGAGCGCCTTTTATTAATTTAGGTACTCCGAAGAGTAAGGAAAACCACATGTATAGATATCTATATGATGAAGACTATGATGCGAGTTTTGATAGATTGCATTTTACATGGAGAGATGCCATAAAGGGTGGTAGGGCCTATTCAGCGCCCTATACTGAAGAAGATATGTTAACGAAGATGATGGAATGGGGGGAAGATACAATATATTGGAGGACAGAATATGAGTGTGAGTTCATCGAATCAGTCTCGAACATCTTCAATCCCGAATTACTACGAGGATGTTTCAAAGACCAAAGCTTTGTCGAATATGGAGAAAAATATCCTAATTGTACTGTCGGTGTTGACATCGGCAAATCTGTTAATAGTACTGTTATCAGTGTCTGGGCTCTTGAAAAGAATGACGACGGCAATTATGCCCGCCTTATCTACCTTGAAGAAATTACCCCTAAAACAGGAGGACATGATATACCATATCAGCGAAGGCGTATTATGGATGTTGCTACTAGTTATGGCGCTAATAGGGTTATTATCGACGCTACAGGTATTGGTGGCGCGATTGAGCAGGATATTCGAGTAGCGTGCGTAGCGGCTAGTCCACAGATTCATTTTTTACCCTTTATTTTTACAGGAGGACCTAGAGGGACTAAGACCCAAATATATAGAGATTATGTCTCCTATGTACAGCAAGGGCTAGTACATATACCCGACCCTGATGGGTTACCTCCTAAAGAAGCTAAGTTAGTTCACAAATGGTATAAAGAACATATAACTTTAGAGTATGTCATGGACGTAGCAAACAAAACAGAGAAAATAGCTGCTCCAGACGGTAAACACGACGATTATTGCGACAGTTCAGTTATAGGGCTGCATGCCTGTTTAGGTATGCTACCATCTGAGGGAACCTTTATGTCTGTTTCGGTTAATAAGAGGACCCCTATGCCTTTAAAGTATAGCGGCTCTACGCCTTCTTTTGGTAAGACAACACGCAAGTTTGGTATAAATAAGCAGTCTCCGGGCGGTATTTAGCGAAAGCTTTATATACTAGCGTTAACTATAGGGTAAGTGATAGCCATGGCTTTACGAGATTTTTGGCCTTTTAATAGGCGCCAATTCGCAACAAAGGGAACCAACCCCCCATTTACTAAAGACTCGCCCCGTTCTTACGGTGAAGGAGTCATAAGGAGGCTTCAACTACAAGCTAATGCTTTCGGGCGTGGCGGCGTAGATAAAGAACCGCAGGTGGGCGACTACCGCACATATATGAATGTATATTTAGCGGACCCTATTGTTCGGACGCTTATTGACTTACCATGTCTCTACGCCTCTAAGGACAGTTATGATATCGTGACCGACGATGACGAGGAACGCGAGGCTATCACCAAACTCTTTGACGATATAAACATAGACCAGCTAATATACAGCTGGTTGCGAAATGGGAGGATATTTGGTACGTCATATATGGAATGGACAGGAGACAACCTTGTTCTCAGGTCTTCACAGAATATGTTTGTACAAAGAGATGCAAATGGACAAATCATGTATTATTATCAAGATTTAGGAGACGACCAAGAGTCTGTAAGATTTGAGGAGGAGGAAATAATTGAATATAAAAACAACCCATTCGATGATTACGCTTATGGTCTTTCTGACATCCATCCAATTCTTTATTTGGTTGACCTTAAAGATTATGCGGAGCGAGACATCGGAACTGCTCTCAATAAATACGCTAACAGTCGGTTTGATATTAGCGCTGGACTCCCCGATATGCCTTATGGTCCTGATAAAATTAACGAAATTGTATCAGCGTTCAATGGCTTAGAGCCCGGTGAGGATATTATACACGGAAATGACATCGAAGTGAAAGAATTACAAGGTACACAACGCGCATTTGAATACGGTAAGTATACAGATGACATTCTTAAGAAGATGCACATGGCAATGAAAGTGCCTATGACCATGTGGGATGACCCAGAAAAGGCACGACCTATCTTTGAACCTTATGTTAAACACCTTCAATCTGCGGTAGAAGCATCATTGAATCAACAACTGATGCCACAAGTGGCTTCTGGAGAAGCTAAATTCAGATTCCGACAGATGAATGTAACAGATGCCTTCACAAAGGCTAAGACTGATATGATTTATCTATCAGAAGGAGTTCTCTCTCCACAGGAAGTAAGACTAGAGAGGGGATTGAACCCAGATGGTATAGTGCAACAGCAGGATACAGAAAAGAATGTAAATGTATCTGGCGGTAAGAACACTGATAAGAAGGAAGAATCTAAGAGAACGGAAAACAGAGGAAACAAACCCTCTGCCAATGTTAAAGGAGATAGAGACCAATGAGCGATGAATACGTATATGAAGGATGTGTAATAGACGTAGGTAATACCCTAAAGAAGAGAGGGGATAAGAACTACGAAGAAATTGCGGCAAAATTGTGTCGCATGAGGGTGGACGAGGGAGACTTCAATGCTAGAAGTTTTGCTGGTCATGCCGGGGACATAAAAGAACACCAGCGCAGTTTTGCACTGGAGTTAGGTGAATCTGTTTCGGTGGAAGACTATATAGAATTTCCCGTGATAGCAATAACCTCTGGTCCTCACGATGAGGATGGAGACCAAAAGGTTTTTATAGAACCATCCATTCTCGTAAATAGTATACAAGCTTTTGAAGAGCTTCCAGTGTACTTTAATCATCAACGAACAGAAGAAGACTTACTCGGCTTGGCTATCAACCCCGAAATCGTGAAGCTCGATGATGGTAAAAGTGCAATTAAGATGCTCGCCCGTATCCATAAGGATGCAGCGAAAGCAAAAGAAATGATGGAGAGAATTGAAGAGGGAAAGATGACGCACGTAAGTATCGACTGGCTATCGAAAGATGTAGAAGTGTTGGGAGAACCCTTCGCTACTGAAATACGTCCAATTGAAGTGAGTTTCATTGATAATGAGACTCGAACACCTGTTTGTGAAGCATGTACAATTGAAACGAAATGCGATGAACACCGAGAATTCGGTGAAAACAAACCCTGTGGTTGCGAAACCGGAGGGTCTTGTGCCTGTGACACACACGGGACACACAGCGAGGTAATAACTATGGCTGAAGAAAAAACAGTGTTGGAAAACACAAACGCAGCGGCTGACACCATTGTAGAGCGTGAATTCGCTTCTATGAAGGACCAGCTCGCTGATATTAAAACTTCACTCGAAGAGTTGACCACTAAGCACGAGGAAGCACTCGCTACAATCGGTAAGTTTGAGGAAGCAGAAGTCACTAGAGCAGAAGAGGAATCTAATGTTCGAAGGACTAGTTTCGTTAACACGATTATAGAGAAAGAGACACTTCTTGGAAACGTCAATGACGATGACAAGGATGCTCGTGCAGAGGAGCTCACTTCTTGGGATGAAGTTAAGCTAGAAGGTTTCAGTATCGCTATGGCGTCTATGCCAGTACCGGAGGACGCATCGCGGACTTTCGGAAAGGGTAAAGCCCATGACGACTCTGAAAAAGCCGTTGAGGAAGCAGAAGAGACCGAGCGCATGTTTGCGCTTGAGAACGGACGCATTGTCTTCAAAGGCGTAGGAATAGGTGATTAATATGGCAGCAGGAATAAATATATTGATTAATGACGGTGGCGCACCAGCTCGTATAATGAAGCTGGGGCTCGCGGTTGCAGATATGGACGCAGGGACTTTTGTCGGGATGCATACGGATGGAACAGTTTCCGCCGCAGCTCTCGATTCAATCCCAGCGGCTAGTAATGCAGTCGGCGTCCTATTCGTGGATGCGGTTTCTGGAGAACCAGCATCAGTACTAACCGGTAGCGGTTTGATGTGCTTTTTAAAGAGTACAGGAACTATCGCTCTCGGTGCAAATTTGTCACATAATGGAGACGGCCTAGCCGTTGACACGACAAACACTACTGATGAATGTCTTGCAGTAGCCCTTGAAGCGAAAGGCGCGACCCACACAGGTTTCACGAAGGTGTTACTACGATAAAGTAGGTGATTATTATGGTTACAGCAAAAGAAGGTTTACTAACAAGCAATCTCAACGCTACCGCGAATCGCGTACTCACGGATTATAAGGACGCTATCACTGACTACAGAGTCACTGATATGCCTGTAATTTCGTTGTTCGCAGAACGCTTTACGACTGAGACTGGAGGCGATGTCGATTTGACATTCGCCAAGCCTAGCATGGTGCTAGAGCAGATTGAAGAGGGAGACACTCCCAGCTATCAACACACTGACTTGAGAAACGAAAGTATTCAGGTTAAGGAGTGGGGTATAGCAGTAGGTGTCACCCGACGTATGCTTGAAGACTCAAGATTCTCGGAGATGGAGATGGCTCTAAACGAGGCTCGCAGAGCAGTCGAACGGCATATAACGCAGCATTTTATCTATACGGTGTTCGGTCTTTATAAGGCCGAGTATGGTGGTGGATTTAATGGCGCTGATATTACAGCAAGTACAACCGAAGCAAATATTACGACATTTGCAAACGCAAACGCTGGTGGTTTCTATGGGTCTACCCCTACAACCGCTGCGAGTGCCGCGCTAGTTCGTCTATATGACTACGGTGAATACACAGCAGCTAACTTAGGGCTTCTTGGTCCAAATACTGGTTCGCATTACTTTGCGGCTCAGGATTCGGACACGGACGCCGTTGGTGACATTGCACTGAATGATATCACTGCCGCGATGGAGTTGATTAATGCTAAGGGTGGAACGGCTGATACAGTCATGATTTCTCCTTCCCATTATAAGACTCTTTTGAATCTGGCAGATTTTACTGCTCCTTTCGTTGGGTCTGGTGACCCGCAGAAAGGTGGATTGGATTATGTGAACAGCACGTCTTCATCTGGCCTTGTAGGTCAGCTCTATGGACTGAATGTTTTCATGAACCACTACATACCAAGGAACCGTTTCGGTGTCTTTGATATGGCAGTGAAGCCTGTGGCATACATGGAAAGGCGTGGCCTGACCGTTGAAGAAGCTAACCCCGGCTTTGGGATTACTGGAAGTTACATGTCTATGAGATATGGACTGAAGGTTATTCGTCCTGAATCTGGTGTTATCGTCATCGGCGATTAGATACGCTAGACTAGCTTAGAATTATGGCTCTGGGAGGTGCCAATAGTCCAAACCTCCCAACACGAATGCAATGTCCGTAATGAAACGCTAGAGGATAGTATGACCAAAGGACTTGAATTCAAACCGAAAGACCGGAACCCAGATAAAAAATATGGGTTAACACCCGCAATAGGCAAAGCGGGGACGCCAATGGTACTAGATGACAGGCTCATCTCAAAGCAGTACTTAAAGGCACAAATAGATAAAAGAATAAAGAATGATGATTTTGCTGCTTTAACATGGGATGAAGATACAGAGAACACAGCTACTCGTGAAGTTTTATTTAATAAAATCAATTCCATGGTCGCGGTATCAGATGTATGGGTAAAGAAGGAAGATTCTACTGATACGAACATAAGGGCACTTAAGACTGGTAATTATGCAATAGGCCCAACTGGGTTTAGTGGTGATAGTGCTTGGGAGAAGCTCTATGTATCAGGCAATATAAAGACTACTGGGAACTATATTATGCAAAACAATGGGAGCACTATAGGGCCTAGCTCTGGAGAGCTTACGTTAAATAGCTCTAATGGAGCCAAGGTAGCTACTAAGTTCGCTATTGGAGCCACTAACCCCACAATTCCATTTGAGGTTCAGGTTGCTGGTACGGCCACATCTGCGAGTGATGGTACGGGTATAGCTCAGTTTGGAGCTTCTGCTGGTGCTAATCTAGGATTGGATGCCAACGACATACAAGCACGTGCTGGCGGCACTACTGCTGCTGATTTTTATTTAAATCGTGCTGGTGGTAATATATATCTAGGAGCAACTGGTGGAACTACTTATGTACAAGGCAGTCTAGTAGTACAGGGAACAGCGACGACCTTGAATACTGAAACCCTGACTGTTGATGATAATAT